TCTGGTACATAGTGTGTGTTCTTACCTGTAGCTGGATTTCTGTAAGGTATTCTATGTGCTTCACTTGCCCATGCTAGTATATTTGGATGTGTGTCCAGTATACGCATAAACTTTAATTCCCACCCACTACGATACCTAGGGCGATGTTTGCCTACATATTTTCGAGGATTTTTAACCTCGTATATGCCTTGGTGAAATTTATTTGCCATTCTAGTAGTATTTATTAAAGCCCGAATCGATTAATAATAGAATTACCAACAGTATTGACTGCCTTGTTAATGGCGCCTGAAGCTGAGTTAATAGCGTTATTGATTGCAGGTACTACAAATGATCTGCCGTTGATGTTTCTGAGGCTTTCACCATTACGCAATATTCCTGTAAATGGTTGTAACTGTGGTGCTGTAGCGGCACTTCTGTTTGCAACAGTAGTTGCTTCACTACCACCGGATGCTATTTGAGAAGATGTATCTCCATTAGCACCTAGACTGAAATAATTAACATGCTCAGGCTGAAATTGTACTGTGTATTGCACAGGGTTACTATCGCTATAATCCAATCTGTCGTGATTAACATTTGTAATCATACAATTGTACAAGTGTGTTCTTCTGCCGCCTTGGGCAGTGTCTTGTTGTGTTATAACAATCTCTTCAAAGAAAAATCTTTGATTGTCTGGTATAGTTCTTGCACCAAAATCATGACTTCCGCCAGTACTAAATGCTGGTGCTGTTGTTGGAACATCATTAAAGTTCTGCGAAGACATATTATGTCCTTGATAATAATGACCTGCATATGATCTTAATAGATAATCAAATTGTCCGTCTTTGGTATCATAAAAAACTACACTAATAGGCTGTACTAGCATTCTAGTAGGAATATATCGCATTCTGTTGTACTGATTTACCTGAACTACATTATAGTCAAAGTCAGGAAGACCCGCACTACTCACTCTGTGAAATGTGAAGGCTCTTCCAAAACTTTCGTCTATTAATCCAACAGTGGGATTTAGTATAAAGTCAAGGCTGAACTGAAACTTTGATCTAGGTATACCAGTTTGTACCTGGCTACCATGTTGAACATTAAAGTTTTCAGCCGCTGCATTATAAGGGCCGGTATTACTAATTAATCCCATACTTGTTCCTAATTAGTTACCGCCGCCTGTTGCGTTACTAACTGTTTGATCAGGTGTCGATCCTGTCAGTGTAGCATTGCCAGCAGCATCAAAAATTTCAGCATTATCATATCTAATACTTACTGTCATTTGTACTTGTCCACTATTTGCATAATCCATGTCACCATATTGAATATTGTTAATATAACAACCTGCTAATTCAAATGTGTCTAGTACTCCTGGTGTTGGGTTTCCGCCATCCAAACTTTCTACTTTCATTTGGAATTTATACCCACTACCAGCTCTTGAACTTGCTTGGTTAGCATGATCTACTTGTCTGTTTAGTTGATTGTTTAATTCTCTAAGCACTGCACTGTCTACGTCATCTCTGAGTACAACTGAGATCGGATCCCATGTGTGCTTTCCTGCTAGATAAATTCTTGAGTTGTATGCATCTAAAACTACTTCGTCGTGTGTAAGACTTGGTCTTCCTACTGTCATAACACTCCTAGTAGGAGTGGCACTAAATCCCTCTCCAATAAATGTTACTCTAAAACGATATGCGAGCTTAGGCATAATTGTTGTTGTGTTTCCTTGATTGTCTGGAACACCTAATGTTGTGATAACTGCCATCTCTATCTCCTTGTAATACCGGCTATACGTATTTATGATTATCAGTCAAAAAATTAGGCGCCCTAAGACGCCTAATTAAGTATTATGTTAATTTTTTAGTTAATTGCTTTGATTGTACCTGTATTAACTACTCTAATTGGAATATAGATGAATTCAACCGCTTTTGCTGGCTCAATTGCAACGTCAATATACAGTTCATTGCGGTCAATACGTGCTGGTGTGTTGTTACTTGTATCACATACAACAGCAAAGTCATATAGTCCTCTGCGACTTAGAATATCTGCTAAGAATCTTTCAAATACAATTTTAGCTCTGTCTCTAGTAAGTTGATCATTGATCTCAAATAAGAACGGACGAGCTAACTCATCAAATCTATCTCTGAGATATGCTACCAATCTAGCAACGTTTACACGATCCAGTGCGCTTGTAGTTGTATGCAGAGTTTTCTGTCCAAATACAATCGTACCTTGTCCAGGGAAAGTTGTGATTGGGTTCAACTTAACAGTGTACATTGCGTCACGCTGTCCTTGGTTTAGACTCAACGGCTTAAATTCGCCTTCTGTTGTCATGTGACCAACGCTAGTGGCATTTTGTACTACGCCGCGTGTTGTACCTGCTGGTGGGAACCACTGGAAGCTGATGTTGTCATTGTAAGCATATGTGTATAGTGCCATATGACTTGCAGGACATACAACTGTATTACCATTTAATGGTTCTGTTGTTTGACAACTTGGATAGTAAACTGCACTGTATGTGTTGTTTGTAATCAAGCCATCTTCGCCGTTTTCGCTAGCATTGTTGTTGTTTTGTACCCAAGTAATAATGTCTGTTGGGTTTTTACGTAGTGGACTATCAACAATAATAAATGCTGTTTCGCCTCTATCACTGTTCAATGTTACCATTTCGTCAATCAACTCAGGCATATTTGGTGCAGCAATTAAGCTAAAGCGTAGTGTTGGATCTCTAAGATCTGTATCTGCCGCTGCCGCTTGCATGCCAGTTGCAATTACTTTGCGCTGTGCATAACGTCCAAAGCTACCACTTCCATCTGCGTGATTAGCTGCTGCGTTTCTCCAAGCACCTGGAATCAACGGAGTAGGATGTCCTGCACTTTTTGTTGCTGTTGCATTCCATTCACGCACTGTGTTTCTACTTTGTGCCATGTTTACAACGATCATTTCGTTTGGATAAACTAATGCACTTGGTGCACCAACGATTGGAGTTGCATTACCGCCATTACTAGCATCTGCGCCTACATCACTGATGTTTGCAAATAATACACCATTGCTAGTACTTTGATCTGTATTAACGTGTTTGATCCATCCACTGTTAGCTGCATTGCGTCTGTAAATTTTTGGATAGTCACGTTCGTTAGCTTGATTTTCAGCACTTTGTAGTGTGTCAATCCAGATATCACCTGCACTTGGTGCATTAGGTGCTGTTTGACTGTAAGTTGCTGTAACTGGTGTGTAGTTTGCACCGTCTACTTGATAAAGATCCAATGAATCAATATCGTTGTCAAACCAATAAGTGCCATCTGCTGAACCTGCAGTTGGCGTTGCCGCATCTGCTTGAACATCAGGAGCAAGTAACGGACCAGCTGCTCCGCCTGCATCAATTTCACGAATAACAATAGTAGCCCTTGTGTTAGCTTGTTGGTCAAGTAATAGGTTTCCTAATACTGCACTCGATGCTGTTAAGTTAGTTACACTTGAACCATCTGCTGGATCAAAGTCGCCAATTGCGCCTGTGCCGTCTGTTTGTGTAGTACTAAAACCCTGTACTGTTACACTGTTAAAACGTGCAACACTATTATCATAGCGCCAGAAGTCTAAGTCCATACCGTTGCCTGGACTTGTTAGTTTAACCCAAACATCGTTTGCACCAGGGGTGCCTGGAGCATTATAGTGTGCATCATAAGTTACTGTTTCACCAGTAGTCAATACAGCACTCGAATCTAAGAGTTCCCATGCGCCGCCTACACCGTAGAAGTACTGCAAACTCATTTGTCTATTTGCTGTAACTGCTACTTCGTTATCTGTGTGTACTACAACTAGGAATGTTCCATTTGTTGCTGCACTTGCCGCTGTACTTGGTGTAAATGCAACGTCACCATCAATATCTGTTTGTGTACCTGTTGAGTTTACTTCAACTGCTGGTACTTTGTTTTCCCAACTGCTGTTGGTAGTGTCCCATTGGTGGATACCATATTTTGAAAAATCTGTGTCTAACCACAAACCATTACCTATAGCATATGCCGCTGTTGGTTCGGTTGCAGTACTGTCAAGTTGTGCTAGGTCAACATCTGCACGAACAACGTATGCTGTATTGCCTTGTCCTAGATAACTGTATGCAGCCATAAGACCGTATTCGCTGGTCTCGCTGCCTTGTATAATTAGACCACTACTGTTTTCTGTGAATGTTGGATTACCATAGTACTGTGTAAGCTCACGTTGGCTAGTAACTTTAATAGGTTTACCAGCTTGAGTCTTTTTAGTGTACTTGGCAATACCGTCAGCTTCACTGCCTGTAGGGTCGGCTTTGTCTGTTCGAGTAGCGATCAATAGTAATGGTACTGTGCCGGCGCCTGGAGCACCGTATGCACTTTCATCTACTACTTGGACCTCTACACCTGGTGATACTAATGCCATAATTTTGCTCCTCTGTAAAGTAATTGCTAGTAGTATTTACCAGAACCACTATATATCAGGGGGGATATGAAGGTTAACCTAGTAGTTAATTATATCGTGTATTTTAGATTGTAATTGATCTAATGTTGTATCATTGCTGACTATTTGATCAAATGCACTATCGCTATCAATCCAATGCCATTCACTGGGGTGTATGTCTACAGGCTCAATACCTCTGTCTCTTCTGTCGTAGAACCATTTTGGCATGTCGCCTCTGCGTACTTGCCACACTTGTCCTTGTACACTATTAATCATACGCATTTCATTAGGAAATCTTACATCGGGTATTACCCAATTTATATCTGGATTGTTTAGTATTTGTTGCTTAACAAGACTAA